CTCTTGGCTGTCGTTGGCAATCTGTGGAGAGGCTTCAAAATTAGCTACAAGATCTGAATTTTTCGTAGTCATAATTTACCACTCCTTACGCTGATTCGTCACAGTCAATCTGGACAACTTTTTCTTCTTCCATGCGAGTGGAACCAATGCTCATGCAATAGTAGACTTGCGTTGCGTAACCTTTGTCGGAACGCTCATCTATTCTTGCCATCACATCTTTACCAATCGCCAGAGCAAGACCATCCTCTGCCCATGCAAAACATGAACGGATGTTGCCAGTTTTTGACAAACGATTTGACACGATAAAGGTGAAGCCCATGAACTGGTTTACCTCACCTTGTACTAAAGCTTTGACCGTGTTGAAGTCGCTGCTGGTGACGTTTGTGTCACCTAACAATGCTTCAATCTGATCTGGGCCTACAGCTATGTAGCGTGGGATTGACGGATCAACTGACGCCAAATCTAAGGTCTTTTTAGCAGTCCTTAGTTTAGCAACAGTCAGATCTGCACTACCGTCAGCAATTTGCTGACCAGCAGGAAGCGCAGTAGATGTGCTGCCTGTCTCACCAGTAAATGCTGTACCCAGTGCTGCTGAGATGATCTCATCGTCCATCGCACGGCCTAAAGCAAAAGCGGCTGCTTGAGCATAGGCAGAGGTTGGATCAATAAGCATACGGACTTTATCTTGCTCATCAATAAGATCAGCATATTCGTAGTCCACAAGTGTCACCCTACGTCTTGCGTGAGGTGTATCAATCTGGGGAGTGTCAGCATGGCGCGTTGTACGCTTTTGTGCTGTCGCTTTACCCACTTGGTCAAAGAAGGCATTTTTGCCAGTCATGCTTTCTACACGCACAGCATCACGCAAAAGGGAACCTTTTTGCTGTGATAACATCTGCACGTTTGCAGAATATTGCTGGACAAATGCCGTGGTTACTTCAATAGACATCTCTGTCTCCTTTTACCTAATGACATTTGATTGCAGACTGCTACCCGACAGCGCGGACACTCCTAGAATTTTTGGCCTTCTTGTGGCCTTCGTCTTTCCGATTGTCAGCAGGACGATTGCCATCGCTACCCTGCATCACCCACTCGTAGTAAACATCTGCGAGTAGATGAGGCTGTATCATATCACGACTTGTACCATTTTCAACAGCTAGTCGCAAACATTCCAGCCTAATCTCTTTTGTTGTCAAACCGTCAACCATGCACGACTTCCATTAACTCTTGAACCCTTTGAACAGCACGATCACGCGCCACGGGGTCTTTGCGGTTTGTGTAATCAGGCCCACGCATGATAGAATCTATCTCAGCTTGTGCAGTTTGCTTTGTCATATGATTGACCTGTGACTTTTCCGCAACAGTATCTTCACTTGTTACAGATTGCTTGAACTCAGCGAATTTTGCAAATGCTTTGATAAACTCAGGGTGATCGCCCAAGTTTGTGCCATCTTCAAGAACAATCCTTGTGATGGCCTGAGTATCAGACAACTCTTCTGCAAGCCCCATAGCTAACTCAACATTCTTGTCATAGTTAGATCCCCACTCTGCTTTGAGTTGGTTGCTGGCATCTATCTGTGATTGATGTCTTTTGTCTGCATCTGCTTGCACAGTTCCTTGGACGCGATCCTTGTAATAATCCAACACATCGACAACTTGCTTTGGTGTAAGCCTTGTCTTATGTGCCATCTCTGCAAAATCTTGTGCGACATCTTCTGTGATGATGTTGCCATCTACGGCTATTTCATAGCCTGATGCAGCCTCTGGCCTTCCCAACCTTTCAGCAATCCTGTCAAGATCCTCATCTGTTGGATTTGCTGGTAGCGGCAGTTTGTCAGCGCCAATCAGCTTTTGGCTGTTGACGTATGACCGCACTAAATTTGGTACATCTTTTATAGGTGTAAGACTTGGATGCTCTCGCAAGTCTTCTGGTATCATGTTCAAAAACTCGTTACCAGACCCACCTGATGCTACCTCTGCTGGCGTTTCAATCGCTGGCGCAGGGGTTGCCTCTGGCTGGGCTACCTGTTCGGCGTTTTCTAATGACATTATGACTCCTCTCTCATCATGTTGTAGATATGAAGAATTACGGCTCTCTTGCCTTCTTCAAATGCGGTTGCATTGGCATCGCCAGCAACATAACTAAGCGTCTTATAGTTACACCTAGCCTCCAGATCAATTAACACTTTACTCCCACTGTCTGTATTAAATGTCTGTCTATAAAGATCTTTTGTCTTTTCTATCTCTTTGTTCACTTACTTACCATTCTACTTGCTTGAGCCAACTGTGCTATATCTTGAACATCTTGTGACTCTTGAGCTGCCTCTGCTTGTTGTTGTTCTGCTTCAGCCCTTGCCTGTCTTACTTGCTGTATTTCAGCAGTAGATTTAAGTGTTGTTTTAGGAACGCCAAGAGATTCGGTAACGTGCCTGACCAATCCATCTGGGTCTATGTGATCTCCAACAGGAAGCATCTGGGCAAGTGGCATCAGTATTTCCAATGCCTTCATTGTGCTGTTCAGACTGCTTGACTTTTGTGCGCGTGCAAGCGGTGAGATGTATTCAATATCAACATCACGCCCTTGGAGTATCTCTGGTGCTTCTTGCAACATATCAGCGCGTAGCATCAAGGCAAACACGCGGTCAATCAATGGACGCAACATTTCATTCTTGAGCCTGTCTAGGGCTGGGCCAATCACCCTAAGTTGCTCTTCTCGCCTTTGCAGGATCTCTGTAGCGGTCATGTTAGGCCCACCACCTGTAAGAAGCTGGTCAACAAAGAACGCGGATCTAATAGCGCCTCTGCGCTGTTCTTCCATGTTTATACCGATTGGTATGTTTGCACCTGTATTCAACGGTGTGATGGTGTCTCTGCTGCCACTTCTAAAGAAGTTTAGCCCCCCTGGCTGGGTACGGATTGGGAGAAGAAATCCGTCATCAGGAACAAGCAAAGGAGGATCTATTTGCTTCTGAGCAGCTTGAATGATTGTCTTAGACATCAAGTTCAACATCTTGACATCAGGCAACGCAACCATCGCAGGGGAACGCCCCATTGTCTCACCAGTTGCCTTCAAATATCGTGGGACAATGTACGGGAACTCTTGGAAACCGCTTTCAGAAAGCATAGCTGACGATTGCATATCAATGTAGATTGATGCAAACGGCATGTTTTTGTTATCGACTTTTGTTTTATCCCTGTCCTCTCTAGGGATTACAACGTGCAAAATTTCTATTTCTTCATCAGGTTTATCTTGGTGTTTTTTAAGTATGTAGTCGGTTACGTTCTCTATGCCAAACCTTTGCACCACCTGACGCACAGGAGATTTGTATGATCGAAACACTGTATCAACCATGCCAAACTGATTTTCTTGTATGTAAAACTCTGATATGTGCCGGGTGCTGAATCTAAGCGCGTCCTCTTCCATCTCAACAAACATGCATCCCGTGCCAAACACAACAAGGTCAACATACATCTCATGAACTTCAGTGCCAAAGTTTGATTGGTCAAACGCTCTAAGCATCCGTTGGCTTGTATCTTGCAGCCACTCACGCACATCATCATCACGCCCAATGTTCTCGTCCTTCATGTCAAGATGAAACCACGGAGCAGCGCCGCCTGTAAGAAGACCATGAAGGCTGGATGACAGAAGATCTACAGCTTGCAAGGCTGTGCCATCAAAGATAAGTTCCATGCGCTTATCGCCTTTGGAGCGACTTTTGACAACATCTGCTTTTCTAGGAAGCATGTAATCAGCCAACTCTTGATAGTGACTGTTCCAGTTGTCACGCTGGGTCTTGAGGTGATCGTAGCGTCCGATCAATTCTTTGATGCTGTTCATGTGCATGATTTACCCCAATAAAGTTGGTGTGCCACCTGATGATGTTTGCTGTTGATCTTCACTAAGTGCGCCAGCAACTATTGTAGAGCCAGCACCTTTTTTCTTTCTTTGCTTTTTCATTGCCTCATCAGCCAACGCTGCTGCGCGTTCTGTATCCTCATCACCCGCTTGTGCTGGCGGTGGTGGCGGCGGCGGTGCTGGTGGTATATAAATTTTAGGTTTTAGAAATCCCATTACCCACTCCCTGTCGGTGCTTTCGGGCTAGGCTTGGCAAAAGCAACGCCGTAGCCTTCCATAAGGGTTCCGGCTCCACCAGAACGCTTCAAAGCTCTTGTGCGCCTAGTGCCTCTACCCATGAGTGTGTCATCATCAGGCACAACTTCTGGCGTTACCTCTGGCGTAACCTCTGGTGTTATGTCAGGCATTTCACCAAGCATCAGTCTACGCTCTTCGTCTGTAGTACCAGCAATAATATCAAAACTCTCCTTGCCAATCTTTTTGACAGGATCTTCAATAACTTTTTCAACCACAGTGCCAACGCCCTTGGTAACTTGTCTTGCTGCCTTTTTAACTCTTTTTGCTGCACCACCCATGACTAACTCCAATCGTGAAAACCAAGCTTAGATGTTTCGGTGCGAAACCAAAACGCCTGACAATAACCTTTCTTAGATAACACACTTTTTAATTTTCTAAAACCTAATGCTGTGTTGCGTCTCCCGCCAACAGATATAAAATCGATTAACCAAGGGTCTTTGCCTTTTCCATAAAACCCCTCTGCTGGAAATCTGTGATCTAATAAATATTCTTTTACCTGATCCTCACTCGGAAATGCCCATGTTGCAAAACATATTGGCTTGTGTCCTTTCCTAATAACTGCGTACTGCCCCAGACTGTACGGTGTTTTTATTAGATCAATAAAGTATTCTCTCCCCCACCAGTTGTGGTAATCACTTGATCTTATTAGATAAATTATGTCCTCGATGTCTTCTTTTGTCATATCGTGAAGGGATTATATTCATTGACTGCCACTTTCTGCGGTGGACGAACAGCAGCTTGTCTATTCTCCAGCCCCACAGCCAGATACCTAAACGCATCCGCAGCATGAGACGTGAAGTCATGCCTTGGATGATCCCTAAACATTTTTCTACTTTCATCCCACTCCTGCCTTTATTGTTTTAGCATTTCTACGCCTTCAGCGCATTTATCACGATCAAAGTGGCATTTAGGTATCAATACTCTGGCAGCGTTGATACCATCAGCAACTTTCATTTTCGGGATGACTTTGAACCTGATGCCGAGGCTGAACGCCGTTTCAAGGCGGCTTTTCCCCGACCCGATTTCCCTGACTTCGATGTCGTGGGGGGCGAGGTGGTCTCCCCAGTGGTAGTCTTTTTGACGTAGGATCTCAGCATAGTGATCCAGGCCAACACCGCTGCTTTCATAGTAGTCAATAACATTTACTGCTCCACTCCTAAATATCTGGGCAAACCAGATAGCTGTTGAATCATTTATCCCCAGATCCCATGCAGTATGCACAGGGTAGGCCGGGTCATACGGCACTCTGGTGATCCTGCCGTTATCCTCTGCATCTGATAG